TCGCCGCCTATCTCAAGCGCGGTATTTATGTCTGGGCCAGCGCAAATCTCCGGCGTTTTGGTGATTTCTGCCAAAAGCGCCTCAATCCGCCCGATTTTCTCGTCAATCGCCCGCAAAAGTGCGATTTTCTCGCCTTCTTGCGTCATTCTTTGGCTTTTGGTTTGGCGGGCTCGGCCCGTATCTTAAAGTCGGGATGCTGCGGCGCGATAAAGCCCTGGCCGCCATGATGAGCCTGTTGCGGGGGATTCGCAGCAGCCGGCATCACAGCGGTCGGCCCGCCCGGCTGCCCAACCGTGGTCTGCTCGGCCATGTGGTGTTGCCACAATGCCAGAACCATCCGGTGAATCTCGTCGATTTGCGCCACAGAATGCGCCACCGCATGCACGTGCTCATGTTGCTCCGCATGCTCGTCGCGCTCGGGCTTGTCAGCCATTACCTCACCCCAATCAATTGGCGGCGATGGTGCCGCCGTGCGAAGCCCAAATGTGTACGTCGGTTCGTCCGTCTCAGCCACAGGAATATCATCGTAGATGCCGGCCATTACCATACCCTCGGGGTTGCCATGTCGTCCGACGTAAGCTCGTAGGGATCGTATTCGACCAGGTGCTTGCTTGAGCGCCGCCTACCCGATGTCGTCAAGCGCTTTGACGTTACCGGCTCGGCAAACGTTAGCGCAAAGGCGTCCGCCACGTCAGGGCTCATCCCCAGCCGCGCCTTCAATTGCACCTTGTCCTCAATCAGAATCGCATCGCCGCGGAACGTGTACGTCATCTGCGTCAGCGCCTGCCCCAACTCGGGGCACTCACCCGGCAATTGCCCGCCGTCCTTGATCCACTGACACGCCAACCAATACATCTCGGCCCGCTTGTTGAAATACCGCTTGTCGTTGGCCTTGGCGCTGAAGTGAACCGGCAACGGCGACTGCCCCAGCTTGCGTAGCGGATCAATCCACGTCGCGCCAAACCCGCCGGTGTCGTCGATAAAGGCCGCGTCCGCCCCCCAATCCTCGATCTTGCGGTTGACGATCGCCGCCCCCGTAAAGCCGTCAATGTTGCGATATAGGCCGGGCGTAAATGCTACCAGCCCCTGCCGCGGGAATACCACGCTCTGATCGTCACCAAACCGCGCCACGTCAACGCCCAGTATCTTCGCCTCGCGCTCAATGTCGTGGTCGCGGTAGCTGCGCCGCTCGGCAGCGCTAATATCAGACGGCCCGATCAGCGCGTCCCAACTGTGCGGCGGAAAACGCCCAAAAACATTCACCAACACCCACGGGTGCTCAACCCCGTAAGCCTCCATCATCTCCCGCGCCCATGCCACCGGCATCCGCGGCGTCCGCTTCGGATCGTCCGGGTGACCGGTAATCTCCCAGACGCGCCACAACTTGCGATCCCGCTCGCTCGCCCGGTACAGCGGCCCCGATAACTGCGTTGGGTTCCCAGCCTGGACAATGTGCGTCTCAATCCCAGACGCCATCGCCGCCTCAGCCGCCGCCATGACAGCCTCCGGCATCCCACCCGATTCGTCCAGCACGAAAAGCATGTAATCCGCATGTAACCCAGCCAGCGTGTCCGCCTGCTGCTCAGGATCCGCATCCCGACTCCACGTCCGCGCACTCGCCCAGTGAGTGTCAGGATGGTCGTTCGCAAAAATCCGCTTCGACTGCCACGTAAACAGCTCCTTCAGAAGCTCGCTCTTCTGCTGCCACTTCGCCAGCTCAGCCCATAGGCAATCCCGTAAATTGTCCCCCGTAATGCTGGTGGCCGCAATCTTCGCATGCGGCCGCGTCAACAGAAAATTCCAGATCAACCACGCCAGTAAACAGGTTTTTCCGGGGCCTTTACAGTTGTGCGTAACTATAAAATCACCAATCTGAAAACATGACGAACGATGACCAACCCCTATACAAACAACATCGCCACTACCATCAGGATCTATACTTTCAATATAACGGGTGTAACGATGTTTCTCAGGAACATGCCAACGCTTACACTTTTCCGCGGCGGCCAGAAATGGCGGTTCTGGCCCCGATATCATCGCTCGATAGCCGTCGCGAAACCCCTCATGTGGATAGGGGCCACCCCTCCAGGCACAATACCCAAGCGACCGGGCGAGCCAGATAAAGTCGTCGATCAAACGTGCCGACGAGGACGCGAGATAAGTCTGCCCATTCAAGCACACCGTCCCATCCGCATCCATCAGTCCGCGCAGCAAATCCAACCGCTGCGAGCGCGACGCGCGCTTGTAGCGTTCCGGGATGTACTTCTCGTGCGAGCGCAATTGGCTGACGCCGGTCTCTCGCAGCCCGGAGATGCCGTCGAACCAAATATCCTTCTCACCTTCGGCCGTCCGCCTAGGGTGCCAGCCCATCTCTCGACGCGTCAGCTCTTCCCTAATAGCCTCGTCCGGGCAAACCAACGTCGCCTCGTTGGCAACCCCATCGCCGAGCCACAAACCAAACACATACGGGTCCAACGGCTGCGAGCGAGCTGCGTAATCAACCGAACCCTGTACCGGAATGTTGTATTGGTTCTGCCCACTCGGCATCTTGACGCCACCACCCAACAATTCCAGCGTCGTCAGATCGCGCTCGCGCCCCAGCTTACGATCATACGGTGACTGAATCCGCCAAAGGTGCTCACCACATACCCGAACCGAACACCCGTCCGAAAACGTCACCCGATACAGCGCAACGTTCGCTTGCTCAAAGCGAGCCATAACCCGCGTCCGCAAACCATCCCGCGCGAAAACCTCGTCGCCAACCGCGATGTCACCCCACCGTCGAGCGCCTCCCGGCGTCTCAACCCACTCCTCAACCCATATCGGCGCCTGCATCGCTATCCGAGGCGTCGTCGGGAACGACCGCAAAACATCCTCCTGCCACGCGTCAGGCTCAACCCGAAACAACTCCCGAACCATCAGCGCCGGGTCGTCCCACCAGTCCATAAACCGCTCGGCGTCCTTCAGCATTCGCTTCGGTACGCTGTACGGATCCGCCCCTAAAGCCGGATCACCCCTCAACCGCGTCCACTGCCGCCGCATCAACACACCTCAGGTAACCGCCGCCAGCCAAGCGGCCACAGCGCCGGCGCGTAATCCGAACATGGCGAAAATACCGTAGCAACCCACTCAGCACCCCTAAGCCGATCGCCCGGCTCAATCACATCATAATATTCCCGAGGCGGATAGTAGCGCCCTACTACCCAAAAACACCCCCACACCGAACCACACAACAATAATAGCTCGCTACCGTCCCGTGGTGCCGTTGCCATCGGCTCAGCCCCCATACTCAACCATCCCCCAAATTTCCGCCAAGGCCCGGCAAAACCTTAGCCGTTTCCAGAAACGCCGCAGCCGCTACCCGCTTACACCGAACAGCACATGGCGGATCCTATGGGCAAATCACCACCGGGCTGCCACCCAAACCTACAACACAACAACACCAGTCCGGGATCCGACCCGCCGGAATGCTCGCTACAGTAGTTCGCATGCAAAACCCCCGTAAAATGTAGGATGAGAGTCGTCGATCGAGGCCGCCGGGGTAGGTCGCCAAGTGGGGGTAGGGGTCGAGGCTGGCTGATGTCCAGATTTAATGTCTTAGACGGATGGTGTATCCGCCTTGGTGCTGTTGCTTGTCAATAGCTTAGGCTCACCAGCCTCAGCCTTCCCATCCACCACACCATCAATCACCTTGGGTTCAGCAGCCTTGGTTGCTCGCTCGGCCCGCAGTTGAACGACAGCATCAAGCAAGTCACCAAGCAGCGCCTTAGTGTCTGCGCCCGACTGGTTGTTGAACTCAACCTGGCTGTGCGCGCGAGCCATAAATAACAAGATCTGAGCTTGTCCGCCAGTGACTGACCTAGCTTCAGATGCATTTAGTAGCTTGCGTTCCCAGAACTGCGATCTTGCTACCCTAGCGCGATTTAATGCCTCGCCGAAGAGCGGATATACTGTCCCCCATTCGGTAAGTTGTTCTCGGGACAATCCGAGCTCAGCGGCTGCGGCTGAGAGGCTGAAGCCTTCTGCGGCGGCTTTTAGGACGGTATCGGCGAACTCGGGCTTGTACTTGGTAGGGCGTCCGAGCAATCGGTATGCTTTTGAGAATGCCTGTGTCACGGCTGTTTCGGATTATGGCGAAACGGTTGGCTGTGGATGTTTGTAAGCGATGCAGAGTTCGGCTGTCTCACCGAGTCGCATGAAGGCATATCCTGGCTCGCAGCGTTGATGATCGTACTCATCGCGACCTTGCAGGGATCGTTGGATGTCGTCGGGGTTACCGGGGATATTTGTAACCTTTTGATGACAGCCACTGATGCTGATGGACGCGATCATGACTGCGAGGGTTATCGCGTAGACCATGACGGGATTATATCGGGCTTGGGATAGCATTTCAACGGCGCGTCGGGCCAAAGGATACGTGTGTTTCGCCAGCACTACGGGATATGGGGCCGAAGCAGTAACCCCCCCCGCTATGGGCCGCGCGGCAGCGTATGGGGGTAAGGGGCATACCTTTATGCCTGCGTTCTTGGTTAGCTAACCCGACACCCCCACTAGGGCACCGGATTGTTTTTTTTGTATTGAATGTAATCGTCTAGCCCTCCGGGGGCACGGGGTAGGCGCAAGGGCGAGTATATCCCCCCCTTATCTATAGCCTGATGGCAGATTGTGAGTTTGCCATCTTCCCCGGCCGTTATGGTCGCCGTCACCAATTGAACGCGCTTCGCGTGTTATATCGCCCTCACTTGCCTTGCCTGCATCTCGACACTTTGAACCCGGCTACACCAGCGCTGAAGGTCACGTTACACCGGGTGGGCATTTTGTCTCCCGGCTACGATCGAGGGCTGGCAGGGGAGAACAGTTATCGGGTCGGGCTGCGAACCTCTCTCAGAGGCTCAGGCTGAGGATCGTTTCTTGTTTCGTCCGCTCGATGGCGCCGGTTGAGCGTCACCACGGTTGCGTCCCCTTGTGGGGCTGATATATCCGAATCGATTGCCGTGATTTGTCGGATTAGGGCGTCGCTGAAGCGCTTGGCGTGCCCCTTATCGATAAACTCAACAATCGGCGAGTAGTGTACCGAGCCATCGCGCTTGGTCCACGAGGTGCTGGGCATAGACGCGAAAAACCCGTCTTTACCAGCGAAAATCTTAATGCCTGATATCCGCAACGGACCGATCCGCACGGTGGCAAAACCGTATAGTTTACCGCTGCGCCTAGGTGTCCAACGCTCGAAAGCGAATGAGGTAAAATCGCCCTCATTCGTTTGACGCACCGGCCAGCGCTTGCTATCGTAGCTCATGTTGCGTTGACGCGTTTAGCCTGGCCGTGTAGGCCGGCGGCCGAAAGCGGAGCGATGACGCCGCTAATCTCGGTGCGAGTCCGACAGTGTCGCCAGAAATTATTCGGGTTCTTCATGGTAGGTTGGAGCTTGAGTCCCGCCATAAGGCCAAGCAGCGGCACCGGCACATTCCATACGGTCAGTAACCAGAGGCGCTTTTGCGGCTTGACGTTATCGGCGGAAGGGTTCATTTGATCCATGCGATTCTCGAACAATCGCAAAGCTTGGCTCTGTCCCAGAGCGGATGTCAAGCCCCGATCCGCTCCATCGGATCAGCCGCCCGGTTTCAAGTCCCCTTGGCCGGGCGGTTCCGCTTTCAAGCGTTATCAGCGATAGAGGAGCGTGATAATACCGACAGCGCCGGTAAAAAGGTTAACGATGAGTAGGATCACCGCGAGGGTTATGGTCCATTTGGGGAGCGAACCATTTGCAGATTTAGGCTTCATTAGCCCAACGGCTAAATTTAGTCCCCAAGCTAATTCTCCCTCCGCTTTCAAGCGCTATCGCTCAGCGACGCGCGCAAGGCTTCGCCGAAGCGGCGCGCCTCGAGATAGCTTTCGACATAAACGGGAACGGGCAGTTGCCCCGACAGCCAGCGGTAGACCGCCGAGGGCGTCACGCCCATCTTGTCGGCGAACGCGGCTTGCGTCATGCCAAGCGCTCCGATCGCCCGGCGCAGCTCCTCACCCGTCACGCTGCCATCCCATGATCTTGAATTTGAGGAAATCGCCGATCCTCGCTGCGACGTCGCAATTCGCGCGATCGACGCCATAGGTCGTACAGTGTTCACCGCCGGCCTCGCCGACCTTGCGGGCAATGATGATGACCTGATCGTAGCCGTATGCTTCGGCAACACGGCGAGCAGCAGCGATCGGAATTGGTTTCATTTCTCGCTCGCCGGCCACTGACGCGAATCCCCAGCAATCAACAGCGCTTGCCTAATCGCGTCGACCCATTCTTGCGTGTGCACGTTTACCCCGGTGAGCATGCCGGGATGGAGCGAGACAAGCTGTACCGAATGATCGCCGGCCTTGCGCAGCGTCACCCGGTAGTGACGCTCAGGCTCCCCCATCTTGAATTCGATAACCTTCTCATGTGGACTTACCATCCGATCTGCCCCGCTTCCGCCATCTCATCACATTTTTTTGCCCACCTGCGCGCTTCCGCTTCCGCATTCTTGCCGGTAAAGGCGCGGACTCGGCGCAGGCTCTGCGGCGAAATAACGTAGAACCCGCTAACCTTAGCGCGTCGACCTGTGCCGTTAACGCTCTGCCCGACGCCCCATTCTGTTGCCGCTTGGATCGTGAAATTCATCACTCTCTCCCGTGTTGCGCTCTCTATATACGTCTCGGTATCGAATGCGTCAAGCAACAATTTATTGCCTCACGCATTATTTTCCTATTGACACCCGCATCCCACCGCACCACATTGGGGGCGCAAACACGGGAGAGAGCGATGACTTACGATCTCAGCCTAGACCTGATGGAAGCTAAATTCGGTTCGCTGTGGCGTTTTGAGACGCCGCGCTACACGGTAGCGTATTGGGCCGAAGAAGAAGATATGGACCCGGCAGATAGCTTTGAATTCGAGAGTGATATCGAGGCGGTGCGCAGCGGCTCCCTCGAATGGTTCCGTGCTTGCGTAGGGGTATTCCGCGGCCAAGAGCTTGTCGGATACGATTGCCTTGGTGGCTGCGCCTATGTGACAGCCCGCGACTTTATTAAGGGCGAGAACCGCAACGATTATTTTCGCGACATGGTGCGGGAAGCTCTGCGCGCCGCTGGGAGAGAGCGATCAAGCTCACGATGGTTGTAGCCTAACACGACGCTCACAACCTTCGCGGTATAGGGAGGCTATCATAAACGGCAACGGGGGCCTAAAGCCCCCGCCCGACGGCCTCTAACCGTCACCCTGCGGCACGGGGCCGCATTGCTTAGAATCTACTCTATTCTACCGGCCCTTGCAAAGCCCCTCTAATTCCCTATTCTTTCGGAAATACCGCCTTTACCTCAGCGGGCGTAAACCTTGGTTTTCCGTCCGCCCCCACCGTCGGGTGGATTTGGCCTTTTGCGATTGCCTCTTCCAGCATCTCCGCGGCCCGCGCCATACAAGCTTCGAAGCGCAGACAGATCACCCCAGGACAATTTTCGTTGCCCGAGATATAACATCTCATTATCTCATATCCTTAACCCACGCGTCGGAGCGGAAATATTCCTGCGCGCTCTCAATCGCTTCTCGCGTGTGCACCTGACAGGCGGCATGGCAGACCATGTTTTCGAGCCGGTCTTTCTGGTGCGCTTCGGCGATCGGTTCCGGCCAAACATTAAGAAGCGTTTGCTTGCCCCCCATACAAAGACTGACCCGGTCGTCCAAGGTGTAGAGCTTCTGATCGCGTGGGGCGATGCCGTAGCGTGCGAATACGGTGCGGCGCATCTCGTAATAGCCGGCCGGCCCTTCGGTGTTCCACACGCGCTGGCTGGTGCTATAGCCGCGATGGCAGATGATGTCAGGATCGGACGTGGCTACGTCACCCGGCGTAAGCCGGGCCTGGGGCAACGCGGGCGCGCGATCAGCGACTTGCAGCGCAATTGCGCCCGTCATCAGCGCCAGCCCGACGGCCACGGTCGCGAGCGGCGTCATGGCGACGCGACCTCGGTATGGCGAGCCTCTGTCTGCGCTAACCCGCGCTCAATCATCGCGACGACCCATGCGGTCCTTGTTGGCGGAATGTCCTGCTTGCGGCGCGCCTGCTCGATGCGCTCAAAAAACTCAGGTGTCACCCGAAACATCAACTGCACGGTCGGCCGTAAATTCTTGGTCATGGTTGGCGCGCCTGTCGACTGTTAAATCTGAGGTCGTCATAGCGCCGCATTAAAAAGATTGCAAGCGCTATCTTTTATATTGACAGCATTTGATGGCTTGGTATACCTTCTCCCCGTCAGCGCGTCGCTGGCTTGCTTGGGGAAGCACAAAATGACAGACAACGACATGACCGAATATTCGACTGAATCTGTAATATTCGATCCCGATGACGGCTTTGATATCCGTGATGTCATTGCTCGCGTTGAGCACCTAGAAAAGCTGCGCCAGCCAGGCCGAGTTGATCTCGGCTACGAGGACAACGAAACCGCGCAAGACGATTTACTCGCCGAGCTTGCGAAGCTAGAGGGTTTATTGAGCGAGGTTTGTGGCCAGGGCGGTGATCACGAGTGGCGTGGGGATTGGTATCCCGTAACATTTATTCCCGATCGCGACTTTGTCTCATATGCCAAAGAATTGGCCGAAGATATTGGGGCCGTTAATTCGAGCCTTGGGTGGCCGTATGGCTGCATCGATTGGGAGGCCGCGGCCGAGGAATTGCGCACGGACTATGCGTCGGTTGAATTCGACGGCGACACTTACTGGTATCGTTAACTCACTCGCGCGAGGCGCCGGCAGCATACCCTCGCCGGTTCGCGGAACCCCCAGGCCCGCACGCCTCGCGCGAGCCTGGGAAGCGAGACGAATGTCAGCATGACCGAATATTCGAATCCCCGCATGAGCGCCGTTATCGACGATTGGCCGAGCGGGACGAAGCGCGTCAGCGCCAAATTTGAGATTGAGCAACACCCGACACGCGGCGAGCGCGGCGTCCGCACCACGACCGGCTCACCGAAGAAACTCACCTATGTCCACAAGGCGCGGATCGTCGATGGCGACGATGGCCGGACGTATATCGCCGAGTATTCGCCAGCTCACCACCTGATCACAATCATGCGCGGCGACTTCAAGCACCAGCATGAGGAGGTCTTCGAGGACAACCCGCGTTTCGCCAAATTGCTCGCGCTGTTCTTTTGGGGTCGGCTGATTATGGGTCAGAGCAGCCAGAACCGCTAAGGCAAATCGATGTTCACTTTTCCCACTAAGACGTTCTGGGTAGCATCCAAGAAAATAGCTGAGGGCAAATTATCGGACACCTGCTTGGAGCCAGGCGTATCGGAGGTAATTCTTATTTGTTACTATAATGCGGCCAAGGACCATCAGATGGACGCCGTAATAGAATTTGTTGATGGGGTTCCTGGTGTCGGCGAGCGCTCTGCGGTCTTTAGGTTGTTTGATGACAGTTGGGCCGCTCTACACGAACTCTCGATGGAGGGATTTACGAAAGTGTTGGCGGACTTAGACAGCCGTGTAACGAAGGTTAACCCCACAGCTGAAAGTATAATCGCCGGGTTGGAGTCTATCGGCTTTAAGGAAGGCTGACCTGATCGATCCGGCAGAACTGGATACGTGATCGCCGGGCAAAGGCGAGCCTTGAACGGAGCCCGGTGTTGCGCTAGATTGCATGCGCGTGAAGCGCGGGTCTGGCGGTCTCTTCGCCGGGCTCCGGCTGGTGGTCGGCTGCAACGTCCACCAGCCCCTACAACCGGCCCCCCGATGCGAGCTGCTCACCCTCGCCGGGGGGTTTAGTCTTTAGGTCCATTAGACTTTTCGGGAGACTCGCGGACATGCCAAAGCGCGGCAAAGCTTCCTCGCGACGGCTGCTCGGCGATCGTGTCCGGCACGCTGACCGTCGCATCAATCTCGACGACCAGGGCTCGCGCCTCCTCGTCGCCCGGCCAGTCGTCGGCCAGCCACGCGCGCAGCTTCATCAGCAGCCGCACCAGCTCTTTCTCGCGATCAGTCATTGTAGTACCTCGGCGGTTCAGGTGGGGTTGGCCGGACATATACGCCCTGACGCCATACTAGCGGTATCGCGTCTGCCTTAGCAGCATAATTCCCTTTCATATGCTCAAGCACCAGCCCGTCCCCAACCTTGTCCTTGTGCAGATACAGACGCGAGCGCACCGCCGCGTCCCATTGCGTGTTGCCAGCTTCTCCGGTGCCCGAGGACCGGCCCGATAGGCTCGGGTGCATGATCAGTATTACCAGCCCATCAAGCGCCATAGCGAGCCGCCGCAACTGGCTGATAAACTGGACCGCATGTTGCGGGTCATTCATGTTGCCGCGGAAGGTCTGCGCCAAGGTGTCAATCACCACATAGCTGACGCCAAGGTCGAGGCAGCGCAAAACGACCCGGTCGAATAGCGGCGTTACCTGCATTGTCCAGCTCGCGCGATCGACATAGGACAATGTATTGTTCAGCCCGACGCGCGGCACCAGCGATAAGCCGGCGTCGCCCACGTCGGCGTGGTCGGCGCCATAGTGCTGGTTGATATCCTCCTGTCGTCGCCACAACTCGTCCTCATCATCTTCGCAGCCGAGATAGACCGCGCGACCGCGCGTTACATGCAAACCTAGCCAGGGTTTTCCGAGCACCGCACAGGTGCACAGCTGTTGAACTAATAGACTCTTGCCAATCCCGCCGCTGCCCGACACGATCGCGACCGAGCCGCGCACAAACAACTTCTCGACCATCCATTGCCGCGCTGGCGGCTTGCGCCCTTGCCACTGACCGGGATCGATGATCGCAATGTCGTCATCGTCTTTTTTAACGACGCGGAGCTGAGGGATCGGTCCTTGCGGGCGGCCAACGGCCCAACGGCGATTTTGGTCGGACAACGCAAAAGTCCCCCCTTCAGCGCCGCGGCGCTTTGTGGTTGCGAATTCAGCCTTGCAGGTAGCGGTGAATTTCTTCGAGTTCGCTCGGAACCGCCAACTCCCCGACGTTAGGCGACTCGTTCTCGGCGCAGATTTCGCGCCACGCCTCACTCAGTTGTCGGCGGCGATCTTCCCTCGCGACAGCATCGCCAACACTGTTGATTAGCGCCTTAACAGTGGCGGTCGGCGATTGCCGCGATAACGACCATGTGATGGCCCGCAGCAGATCGGCGGCCAGCTCATCGATCGCCCAACCCGGCTCGGCGGTGCTCACGGGCGCCCGCCTTCCGCCGCGGTTAACGCCTCAAGCCAGCGCTGGTATCGCGCCAGTGGCGGGCGCGCCTGGCCCGACTCCCACGACCTCAGGGTTCGTAACGAGACCCCAACGGCAAAGGCCACGCGGCCACGATGGCCTCTCGCCTGGCGAGTTCTTAGCGCAGCTCGTTCCTCGGCGGACAACTCGACCAGCGTCGTCGTGATCAGCCTCACGAGCCGCGCCCCATGCGATCCACTTCCAGCGTCTCGATTGCCGCTTCCATTCGGACAATATGCCGGTTCGCATCCGCTTGCCGCGCCTTGCCGCAAGCAATCCAGCGTTTGAAGATCTCGCGTTGCAGTCGTGTGGCGTACTGCACCGCCTCAATCTGCTCGGCCAGCGGCACGGCCTCATCCGACGCATGATGCTGGCTCTTGGCGTAGTAGCCGTCGGACTTGCGATCCTTGCTCATAGCTTGCCCCTCTAGCGAAGGCAGGGGATTTTGCCGACCACGAGGGGCATAGAAGCCAAGAAAGAAATCCCCTCTGCCGGCGCTGCGTGTTGTTCGCTCGCCGCCGCAGCGGCAGCCGGGTCACTTGCCCAGTTGACCCGTTGAAAATGCGCACCATGCCGCGGTTTTTCCTCGCCGGCCCGCACGCGGCGCCCGATCTCGGCAATCGCCTCGAAATAGCTGTCATGCGCGTCTTGCTCGCGCCAGTTTTCGATCTCAGCCATGCGAGCGCGTCAATTTGAGCGGCCGACGCGTCTCGCGCCATGAGCGCAGGTGTGCTATTAGATCGACGCCTGGAGGGTCCTCACGGCCCCGGCTCGGCGCGCGTTCGGCTGCCGTCGCCGGGGCCGCTCCCCCACGGTCAGTCATGGCAGAAACGTCCGCGCCACGTGTTGCGCGAGTGGCAGCGGAATTTTTGCAATCATCGCGCTCGCGGCTTTGCGACCCACGCTCTGCGAGCCTTGTGAGCGCGGCAACGAGCAATTCTCACCAGCGCTAAACCAATCGCCGGAACACTTCACCGAGGCTGTCTGAAACGATCTGCCGCTACCGTCAAAGCGGAAGCCGGGAACCTTTAGCGCGCGGCCATCGGGGTTTTGACCGTGACCTGATGTCGTGTTGTGCGCGATGTTGAACCACGAGCCGCCAGTATTTTTCGATGCGCGCGAGATCGGTGGCATCAACGCCGGCACATCACCCCAAAGATAGAAGCTCCCGAAGTTCCACCGCGCTCGACCGACCCAAGGCTGCGCCCCGCGCACATTTTCGACCACCAGCGGTATCCGTCGGCCTGCCGCGAGGCTCGCCTGCACCTGTATCCGAAAACACGCGTCAAATAGCCGGTTGAGATCAGCCAGCATCTTGCCCGTCGTGTCGGCCCGGATCGCTGCCGCCTTGGCTTTTGCCAACTTCCACGGCATCGCCATGTAGCTGTACTCGTTACACGGCGGGCTCGCCACGATCAGATCGGCGTTGCGGAACTGCGTGCCGTGTAGCGTTAGAACGTCCTGCAGCACGAGTTGGGCAGGATAGCGCTGCTCGCCGTATTGATGGCGCTTAATGTCGAACCCGACGACATTCCAGCCCTCGAGCAGCAATCCTTCCGCCCAGCCGCCAAGGCCACAGAACAGATCAATCGCCAACGCCACGTTACGCCGCCTTCGCCACCGCGTTCGTTAACTCGCGCTTGCGCTCATGCTCGCATAGGGGTGGGTCGTCGGTATGTGCGGCGCGCATTTTTGCGCTTAACTTGCAAAACGCGCTGTGCTTTGATAGAGATGCAGGTGACACAATAAACCTCTCACACAGGTTTGTGTCCCGAATTGCCCAGGTTACGCCTTGGGCTTCAAACGCCCCCGCTTCGGTTGCCGCCGCGGCGGGGGTTTTTGTTTCCGGTATCGGGACGCCTATCAGGCGCGTCTCATTCGCATGTGTCAAACCATATCTGAAATTTTTGTGCCAGCGGTGGACGCGCGCGGCGCGGATACTACCACTGCGGGTACGGGGGGGTTAAACCCGCACCATAGCGTACAAAGAGTTAAGGCGATTGTAAACGGGCACGGGGGGGGTGTTACTCGGCGGCCTCGCTGAGCCACGGCACCCATTTGACCCATTCGGCTTCGCGCCGGGCCGCTTCCTGCCGGTGGTACGCCCGCGCCGACTCGGCCAGTTCCTCATAATGATTAGCGATCTGCTCCAGCAGCCACTTGCGCCGCATGGAAGCAAGCCGTTCCGCGCCTTGATGCTGAAACGGGTCAATTCGCACCGCCTCTTCGTTGCTGCAGGCGGCTTTCATTAACCAATGATCGACATCAAAAACCAGCCGATCAACCTTGCCGAACGGCATCGCTCAGGCCCGCCCGGCCCGCTCGTGTTCAGCGGCTACTTCCGGTTCGCCCCAGCTCGCCTCTTGACCGGTGATCTCTCTAAGAAAATCCTGAACGACCAAAACCATAGTCTGCATAAAGGCTTGCTTTATTGCATCGGAGCGCCCAACAAACCCCAAAGCGATACTGCCAATCAGTACAGCGCCCTCCATCGTGCCCGGCTCGGCGTAGTAGGCATTCCACCAATTACCCTCTTCCCGCAGCGCCAGTCGTCCGGCTGCTCGCTTGGACTCGCCCATTATCGCCTCGCCATCCCGGTTATCCTTACCTGCTTCCCTATGATCGCCTCGGCGATAGCAATCCGCAGCCGAGAAATATCGGTCTGATATCCCCCCTTAACATCCTCAATGACTCTCTCCCAAGAGCCGTCGGGTTGGCGCTCCAAATAAGAGAAATCTGCGCGATACCCGCATGGGCGTCCATTCTTGTATCGATCGGACCTAATAACCACCCGCGCGCCATTGATGATAAAGGGAACATAAGGTTGATAGATTAAGCCGATAATATTCCCCGAGCGCACCAGCAGTCTTAGCTCGGCATAGCGTTGCATTTCGGCCTTGCTATCAAACACGATGCCGTCGAGCGTGCGGGCGGCCTTGGTGGCAACCCTTATGCGGGGCATGGCTCACTCATCGCGCAGCTCGCTCTCGATCTTTAGCGGCTCTTCGCAATCCGCTCGGTCGGCAAGGTTTACAAGGCCATGAGTGACCTCGAAAATAGCTTGAGTCATTTTTAGGCTGGGCTCAAAGCGACCCCTTAAAAGGTCTGCGACATAGCTCGGCTGTACGCCAATTGCTTTGGCGAACGCGTTCTGCCGCTTGCGGCAGATCCATAGGTAATCGCTCAATTTCATAGCGCGAACCCTACGCGCCGCAACCAACCTTCGTCAAGCGCGAATTTAGTCGTTGACAACGAACGGCAGCGAAGTATCCTGCGCCGACTCCACGGGAGAGGAAAATGGACATAGGTGATCTGACGATCAAACAGGCGCGCGAGTTGGCCGCAATGTTCGGTAACGGCGCGGCGCAAAACACTTCCACCCACCCGATGCTCGGGCAACGCTGCCTCGTCCGCACCTACAGCGCGGGCGTCCATATCGGCGATGTGGTGTGGGTATATCCCGACGACGCGAGAGGCCGAGGAGTCGTATGCAAAATTTATTGAAGATTAAGCATCGCGGCGACGGCAAAGGCCACGGCCACGGCCACGGCCACGGCTCCGGCCAGGGCGACGGCTCCGGCTCCGGCGACGGCTCCGGCGACGGCTAAAGAAAGGGAGAACGCCATGAGCGAGCAACGCGCGCCGACGAGCGAAGAGGTTATCTTCATTGCGCTCGTGCGCTCGCAGCGCTTCTTGATGCAATACCTCAACGGCGAGCAACCCTCAAAGGTAGAGGGAATCGCCTTGCGCGACGTGATCCGGCGCGCGCTTGCCGTCGCGAAAGGTAATGCATGAGCGCCCCGATCGAGCACCCCGAGCGGCTGGCGCTCTCGGAGGCAGTCGTGATCCCGACGAAGCGGGAACTCGCCGAGCTGCGGATCGGCATGTGGCTCTCGTTCGTGTCGCTACTCCTGATCCTGCTGCTCGCGTTCGGAGACTGGCAATGAACATCGGTGACCGCGTGCTGTGGATCGAGGACATGTCGGTGGCGTGGACGGTCACAGAAATTGACCTGCTATTCGCGGGTGATGGTCACATGATCACGGCTGAGTATCGGGAACCAGACCGCGCACCAGCAAAGTTGACACAGCCATGTTGGATGTGGGTGCCGGCGCCGCCCGGTTGGCGTGACTGTCCGCCCGCGCCCGATCCGTGGAACCACCTGACGCATCTGATGCGAAACGACGATGCCTTCTACGAAGAGGTTGACGAGTGGGAGGGCCAACGGGTCGTGTGGGAGATGGATCACGTGCGGCCTCTGCTGCTGCGGTTGCAGAGGGATGGCCGGTGAGCATCACGTCGCTTCTCGGACGGTGATCCCGCAATGCCCTCGCGCTCAAATTGGCGTTGCGCTAGATCGGCCAGAGCCCGGCTATTTCGCTGTGCGGCTAGGAAGTCGTAAGCCTTGGGTGCCGGCATTGATCTTTCGGCCATGCCCGTTCGTTGAACTAGACAATCTTGAATGGCCGTACCACCCCGAATGGCAATGCGAACCCTTAGATCGCGCGCCCAATCCTCTACGCGCGCTGGTTGGCGAGCGCGAGGTTGAGGGCACCGCAATGGTGATAAAGCTTTGGCAAGCTGGTCGCGGAATACCCAAGCATGAATATGATTTTCTGGTGGCCCGCCGCGCATGGGCGCGCCGGCATGACCCGTCATCTTACCAAGCGCAGCCGATAGACCTTTCGGTCCTAAGGAACAGAGATTTTCTCGGATGATTGCCGCAGAATATATCCGATCTATTTTGGATTACGACCCTGATACCGGCGTATTCCGCTGGAAATATCGTGAGGGTCTAGCAGCCGCGAGTTGGAATTCAAAATGGGCCGGAAAGATCGCGGGCACCAGCGGGCAGCACGGCGGGTACATCAGTATTTCTATAAACAAGGTTCTTTATAGGGGGCATGTGCTCGCGTGGCTATGGGTGACGGGAGAGTGGCCTAAAAACGAGATCGATCATCGCAATAGGGCGCGCGGAGATAATCGATTTGACAATCTCCGATTAGCGACACGACAGCAGAACAGCATGAATAGGACAGCGCAGGGGGTATACTTTCAGGCGGGAAAATGGGTGGCGCGCATTAAGATAAATGGAAAACAAGTCTACCTAGGAAGACACATCAATCGCCTTGATGCGCGCGCCGCTAGATTAAGGATGCAGCGAATCCTATTTGGTGAATTTGCCAGTACGGAGTAACGAAAATGTCTTCCGTCCCAATGCTTCGTGACGCCGATAACTTTGCTATAGCACAAAGGATGGCGTCTGCCTTTTCTAAGTCAACTCTAATACCGGAGCACTTTCGAGATCAGCAGGCCGATTGCTTGGTTGCTATGCATATGGCGGAGCAAATGCAAGAAAGTCCGCTCATGGTAATGCAAAATCTATTCTTTGTTGGCGGTAGACCTGGGTGGATCACGGCCTTTATGATAGCCCGAGCCAATCGGTCAGGCAAATTTCGCACTCCCATAAGATGGAAAACAGACGGGGCTGGAGATAGCCTTTCCGTTACCTGCTACGCTGATTTGGCTGGTTTACAAGGAGACGACGCTCGCGTTGAAGCCACCGTATCTATGGCAATGGCCAAAGCTGATGGTTGGACAATGCGATGGGACAAAAAATTGAATAAAAAAGTCCCCGCCGAAAAATACGTATCAATGCCTGAGCATATGCTGAAGTGGCGTTCTGCGGCGTTTCTTATTCGACTGTATGCCCCCGAGACGATGATGGGGATTCGCACTGTTGAAGAAATAGAAGATTCGATTTCGGAAATGCGCGACATCACCCCGCCTCGCCCGACGATTGACGACTTCAAGCCGGGCGCGACGATGGCGACAGAGACACCCGAGTCGGTCGACTCGCCATCCGATGTCCTTGCGACCGCCCAGAAAGTGGCCGATCAAGGCTGGGAAGCCCTTCGTCTGTGGTGGCGGACGCTGAGCGAGAACAATCGCGATATACTTCAAGCTAACGTTGACGATTTGATTGCCTGCGCGCGCGCGGTTGATGCGCAGCGCGCCACAGAGTCGGTCGGCTCGGGCACCAGTTCCGAAGGCGGCGGCGCTGACACAGACGATGAGGGTACATCAACCGATGTGCAGCCGCCTTCGGAAACCAACCCGGCCCCAGCGCCGGAGCCCCGGCCCGCGCGTCCCCCCCGCGTTACCCCCACGCGAGCGCAGGCCGGGGCACGTACACCGCCGCAGGAAGTCGTGCGCGAGCAGTTGCAGGCGTCGGTCGCGGCTACCGAGCCGCCAACTTCGGAGGAGGCGCTGGCGTCAGGTAAATATTTTTCGCGGGAGCGCGCCCTTGCTGCTGACGAACCCTTCGCGCTGACGGCACCCCAGCAGGTGCAGCGCTCCGCTGAGTTCACCCGACTCACGGAATACATGCAGATGGAAACAACGCGCGCCGGCTTGGAGCAGTGGCGCGCAATGAATGAGCGCGATATCAGCGGCCTCCGGGGCTACGAGGATCGCGACTTCTGGCAAGACTACCAGGAGCGATTGGAGAGAATGCCGTGAGCGAGACGATCGAGCGGTGCGCCAAAAGTATGTTCATGGAAATGAGGGGCAGGTCGTCGCCGGATGGCACCGTTTGGGAAAGCCGCAGCGCCGAGGTGAAAAACGTATATATCAACTGCAGCGTCGCAACGCTCGCCGAATACGCGCGGGCGGCGCAGGAGCCCGAGATGATCGACAAGATCGCTGACCTGATCGCCGCGATGCCGGCGTGGGCCGGCACGATTACCGGTCGCGCGGTGCTGCTCTGCGATATAGCGGATTTCCTCGCCGCGCTGTTCCACGCGACCGGCGTGAGAGTGTCGAAAGGGAGGTAGAGCTGTGAACGGCGAAGTAATCGGCCACGTTACCGACGAGGAAAGAGAAGAGCTAACGTGCGTCGCGCACCTCCGCGCGGCGTTGGACGCATCTCTTGATGTTGCAATTAAATTGCACACCCAAGAAATACAGGTTCTTATTCTAAAGAATGAGGCGGTATTTAACCGTATCATAGACCGCCTAGAGTTATCGAAAGACGTAGTGTCGAACGGTTTTTTTGCTGACTACCGTACCGGCGAGATAAGAACGCGCAAAAAGGTGCGTCCGGTTTTGTGAGGCTATGGGATCGGCGAAAACGGAACCTTCCGCGCCACCATCAGCGTAATCCCAGCGACGATCGGTGCGCAGGGGCCTTGCGCCAGTCCCTGTGCTTCCATAATCTGTTCGTAGAAATCAACCACACCGGCCGCCGGCACGAATAACGGCGCGAGTTGCTCGTAACACTCGATCCGCCGCAGGGCCGCTGGCGAGCCGTCCGCTTTTGCTCTAACGATGGCCCCGGTCGTATCCATGTTGACCGCTTGCTGCACCTGAGCGCATCCGAAGAGCGCCAGAACGGCCGCAAACTGAATGATAAGCCTCATGGTTTGTGCAGCCATTTTGGGTTGACGCATAGCCCGATCCGATCTCTGCCGCGCGGCATTCCCGAAACCTCAATCGGGACTGCGACTTGGATTTCGCCTTTGGGGCAGCGCCAAGACCACGACGCGACGGCTGGGGTAATCGATATGTCCCCTGTTGCGATCGCTTCCCCGCCGACAATGCATTGTTTTCCGCCATTGTCGTAGCAGGTTCCGGCATGGGCCGCATCGACTGTCGCCAGAGCCGCCGCTACGATCAACAGAAGGTGTTTCATGGCACTACCGGGCGCTGGGGCGGCGGCGGGGCGCTTGCCGCGATGATCTCATCCTTTACAGGGTTGCTCGCCGATGAGCCGAAGTAGTAATTTACGATCGTGGTGGCGTTTGTGATAATGGCCCCGAGAACCAGCATCATCGCTGCTTGCTCTTTGAGCACAACGGCCACGACCAGAGCAGCGATCATCAACAGAATTGATTCGCTGCCGGTGAGAATTTGCCCCCAATTGCGCAGCGTTTTTGGGTCCATCAAGGGACTTCGCTTGCCTTCTTGAGGGTAAGCTGGCGGTACATCGCGGCCTCCCCATCAGTGAACGCCTGCGCCAATGCGGTCGCCACCATGTCGCGCACCGGGATCGAGTTGCGCAACTCGGCACCGGTGCGGGTCCAGCTATCCAGCAGGGCTTGCGCGCGGGCTTGGGATTCTTCCATGTCCATCATGCACGAGCGCTTTACAGCAAAAAAGGCGCAGCCGATAGCCGCGCCTCGCGCAAATGTGTAAAAAGTGGCCCTTAGGCCGCCGCGCCACCACCGATCCGGTTGCGCCCCTGATACCAGAACCCGTACGCGATCAGCAGTGCCCCGAAGATTGCCAACGTGCCGGCCTCGGGAACCGGCGTCTCTATAGCGGCCCCCAGCGAAGACAGCAGCACTGTGTTGTTGCCGCTGCACTGACCGGCGAGGAACGCCGTGTCGCAATTCGCCCCCGTAAAGTCGAGGTACTGGTAGCCCGATATGTCGATCGCGGTTTGCGCATCGGTAAAGCCGGCCGCAACCTCGTTGGTGCAGATCGCGCCCGATACGTTACACAAAAACGCTTGCCAGATGTCGGGGCCGGCTGTGCTGTTGCCGGCGATCAGCGCATCTATCCTATTTACGTCGTGCAGCCCACTGAGGTCGAGCTGGACAAACGATCCGTCGGTAATCTCGCCATCCGCGAACCGTGAGTTCGTTAGACCCACCCCCTGCTCGTCGGGGCCGGCTGATTTGCCGAAGAGGTCCGGGTTGCCTGGGCCAAAGGCCATCGCAGTGATCGAGCCACCGTCGGGCGTGCTCGAATAGGTGTGTGAGGGGCCGAGGTCGCCAGTCGGATTTGAGAAGTCCCACAGCGCGTAGCTGCCGGCATAGGCCGGCAGTGCGAGCGCAAGCGCGACTGCAGCCGCACTTATTAACAGCCCTGTTTTCATTAAGTTATCTCCGTTTGCGCGCCATGCCACCCATGACGCGGCCCTACGATAACCTCAAATAGCCAGCTAGGGCGAGCTGTTATTTTCCGGTTTTTCGCGCGCCCCCTTACGGAACCACGTCTACGTTGTAGTTTGCGTCTGCCTGATTGACCTGAATGATGGCCATCGATCCGGGCTGAAGTGGGATGGTTATGATTCCAGCTCCTACGATCGCCCCCGGCATTGACGCCATAGGCTTAGATGAGCCAGGCACCACCACCTGGATGGCGCTGCCGCCGGTTGGGTTGTAATTGCGAATGCCTATCGCTTGGTTGCCCGTTAGTACGCCAGCTGGCGCGGTCACGGTTCCTGACCCGGTAAGGGGAATGATCGTCTGGGCATCAGATGCTTTGATCGTATAGCTGCCAGTGTGCGGTGCGACAGTGGGGACCATATACATAGGCCCCGTGGGGCCTGGGGCACCTGGGGCGCCGGCAGGCCCTGTGGCACCGGCAGGCCCAGCGGGACCCGTAGGTCCCGTTGCGCCGATGGGACCAGCAGGCCCGGCGGGGCCTGGCGTGCCGCCGCCGCCGCCGTCTGGCGGGCCGCCGCCGCCGCCGCCACCAATAACCGGCTTCAGCGCGGCGATAGCGTTGTCCCGAGTGCAGGCAAGTCCGCCAGGGCCAATCGCAGTGCATGTACTGATGACGACCGTAGCCGCTATGCCGTCGTAGAGGACTGGTCCGACGTAGAGATTGCGATCTAGCGCCAACGACCCACCGTAACCGTCGTTGGTGAAATCAACCTTTAGCGCATGCGTTAAATCATCCGCGATCGTTGCCGTATAGTGCTGCCACGCACCACTCGAATGGAGTTTCTTTACGGTGACATTGGTCGCGGCGGCGCCGTCGAGCGATATCGCCGCGTTTGCGTCACCCTGATAGGCGTCTTCCGACAGGGAGACATCGAGGGTGTGGGTAGCCGCTTGAGCGTGGACACAAAGGCCCGCAGCGATGACAGCGCAGGCTGATGCTATTTTGAGTCTCATGAGTCCACCCATCTAGCGAATTAGCCCACCACGGAACTGAAGAGTGAAGCCAGCATCACGGCTTTTGGCGTGCCCAATCCCGTGCAGGCATCGGGGCCGCTTCGTGCGCTGAACGCGCCATTGTCGCCCGAAATGATGTCGTTAAAGGCCGCCGGATTCTGCCACAGCTTCGGCGAGACGAACCCGAGCTTGCGTCCAAACCCCGCGAAGAGGCCAGCGTAGAGCGGCGCTACCGCGCTGGTGCCGCCGACAACGATGTCCTGGCCCTGATAGATAATGTGATACCCGGTCGTGGGGTCAGCATTCGCGGCGACGTCGGGAACCATCCGCATGGGGCGACCCTGACCAAGCGGCGCCGTTGTCTGCCATGATGGGCGCGGGAAGTGCATCGAATAGCCACCGCCGGTCCCCTTCCACACTGTCTCAGGGTTCGACGGCATGGACATGTGTGGTCGGTTTGTGCCGCCACACCCGACTACGTAGGGGCACGAAGCGGGCGCGTCCACATTCGCGGCGCCCGCCCCGCCATCCGCAGAGCTATTGTCGCCCGATGCCGCGAAAGTCGGCATCCCTATCGACAACACAGCGACGGACGCCGTGTTATTCATTTGATCGAGCGCCGCGCTCCCCCACATGGCCTCGTCAGCGCCCCAACTGATCGAGCAGACATCGCAGCCGTCAGACGCGGCTTTGGCGACGGCGCGCGCTATGCCAAGAGCGTCGTTGTTCGCCCAGTACATTCGGATGATAGCCGCCTTGCCGGTCGCCATCGCGTAGGCCGCTCCGGCCAGCTGTATGTCTAGCGCCACCTCGATATCGGCGTCGTTGCCGGGGTTGTTGCCGGCCCCCGGATCAACCGAGACATCAACGATCGTCGGGATCGGCAGCGGATTATGACTATTTCCGTACTTGAAAAACTGGTTCACGTCCGCCTGCATCCACCCGCCGCCCAGCTCGACGATCCCGATAACGCCGCCGCCCGGCAGATTGCGCGGCCAGCCGTAGGACAGGCAGAGGTGAACCACCCACCAAGGGATATCGTTGGTCGCCCAGATAGCACGCTGAGCGCCTGGCGGCCGAAGCTTGAAGTATGGCTTGAACATCAGTGATTGTCCTTCCAGGCGCGCCACAGCTCTTCTCGCGTATCGGTGGTGTCTTCATCTCGGGACATTGCTATACGCCGCGACTCGTCGCGGAGCTTCACGTAGGCCTCGCTACCGTCGTCATGCAGTTGATAGATACCCTGATAATCACGCTTTAGGTGACGTTGAGGATCAAATCCGAATTGGGCTAGCAAAAGATGCTTCTGGTTGTAGCCACGGTCCCACTTTCTCCCATGAAAGTTGTGGAATACGCTACCTGTGACGACGCCAACGTTACGCCTAACGTGTTTTTGGCATAGCTCGCGCCAGTTCCTAACCATGGCCTGATAATTCGGATGGAGATCGCCCCGCATCATCTGATCGTCGCGTGGGTTCTCCATTAAGGCGTGCGCCATATGCCAGTCCCCACCACCCCAAATCGCGAAGTCCAGCAACCCGCCGACGCTATCCCACGCTTCCCTTGTGCCGGCCCACGCCAGCCCTGGCCACAATCGGGGCGGCCCAGGCTCTTGGTAGACGACGCCTTTGGGCTTTAGCGCAATATTGATCGTCTGTAATTGAGCGGTTTCCTGATCGCTCGTTGTCGTGACTGTCCCAGTAACATCAAAGGTCTGCGCGGCAGAGTGGTGATGGACGAACCCCACCCCATCGGCGTGCGGGTAGTCTTGTGGCATTACCTCGTAGTTCGGCGATAGGTCGCGCGCGTGCGAAAACATCTGCACGAATGAGTAGTGCTGGAGCTTCTGGATCGTCTCGCCGACCCAGTTGGGTCGCACGAACGTCACATCGCTGTCGAGCCAGGCCATCTGCTGCCAGTCGTAGGGCAGCGTCATGCCGGCCGCGACGTTGACCATGTTCTCCTTGATCCACAGCTCGCTCCGGGTGCGCAGCGGAATGTAGCGGTGCCGGAATTTTGGATCGCTGCCGATGATGCCGCAATTGGCCGGCGTACCATCGAGGCCGCTATCGGCGAACACGAATTCGCGGCGATTAAAGGCCGCCTCGACCAAGATCACGACCGCGCCGGATTCGACAAAATGCTTTATCGCTCGCGTGGTGTGCTTGTAGCGGCTCGTCCAGCGCCAGGGGTTATAGACTGGAACGATTACGTAAAGCGGCTCCCTGACTACATCTCGGTTAATAAGGACTGTCACATTATGGACCCCACCCAGTCGGCTTGGTGGCCCAGACACAGGACATCATCCGGGGGGGCGAGGCCCCGCCGAACCGGGTGAGGTTGGGTTTCATTTTATCCGTCCCGTTCTACGCCCGCCACCACGCCGAGCGGAAATTGTTAACCACCTTATAGGCCGAGCGCGGGACGAGCGCACTAGATTTAGCGTGGGGCGAGGTCGCCCCATATCGTGGCGCGCTTGACAACGCTCAGGATTTCGTCCGCCAAGGCGCGGCTGACGGGTTTGGGCGGCGTTGCGGGCTTGCGGATCGGCTTGGGTTTGGTCGTCATCTGGGACTCCTTCGTTTGGAACCCCAGCACGATACGGCGAATCGGCTGCGCCGACTGTGAGCGAGATCACACACTCAGCCGCCGCTGTTCTCGCGCGCGTCGCCGTGACCAGCTCGCTCGGCCAATATAATTTCCAGCTCGGCCAGCCCGGCGCTGGCAACCCGGATGGCATCCACCGCCTCGCCGCTCGGCTTAACCCCAGCCTTATGCTTCAGTTCCATAACCTCTTTGAGCAGCAGTAAATTGATCTTTGCGAGATCGCGCTTACCGCGAATCTCCTGCGTTAGGTTGCTGTTGACGAGGGTGTGGATCGTGTCGAGCTTGTCGTTTGTTGCCTGGCCGGCAACGGCGACTTTTGCATTGTCGGCATACAATCTCAGCGCCACAATGTCCTGGCGCTCCCAGTCAAGATGCATCCGCTTTACGAGGCGACGATCCTGCGCCCAAGACGATATTATGTTCATAATCGCCGCGGCAGTGACCGATGCGGCAAAGACAAGGGTGCTGACGAGGAGTGGATTTTGGATGATGTCCACTTATCGCCCGAAATGGATGCCGTGAACCCCGCCCAAAAGCCAGACGATCAGGAACACGACGAGGATCAGCACAACGACGCCGCCGAGCCCGTAGCCGGGGCCGCCGCCGTACCAGCCCGCGTGATACCCCCAGCCGCCACCCAGCAGCAGCACGATCAACAGGACGATCAGCAGCAGTTCCATTCGGCTACTCCCTTATTTCCGTGCCGGATAGCCGGCCCTGTACTCGCCCAAGCCCGCCGCTTCGGGCTCGGCGGGGCGGCTCAGCCACTCGTCCTCTTGCTTGCGAATCTCCGCGAGACGCTTGCCGACGTCGCTAAGATCGTCGCCGATAAAGAGTGGCTTTGCCCTTATGGCCCCTGGCCGTTTCGGGCAGTCAGCCTCGCTATTGCCGGAATCCCGCGCCACCGAGCAACAGAGGCAGGATACTGGCTGCGCACTCGACCACTCATGCCGCACGGCACACCTCCTAAATAGTTGATGTGCATTAGCATATTTTTGCGCTTGACAACAGCTCGGGCGGAGTTAGCGAAACAGTCGGAACCCGCCGCCGGGAACCTGCAAGGGCGGGGGTGGCGTGACGGCGCTCGACGCTTGCACCGCACCAAGGTCGATGCTGGGTGAACCCGACCTAGTGCGCGGCTGGCCGTACATATCGGGGCCAGGCGTAAGATAGCCCCCCACATAAGAAAAATCGACGCCGGCTCCGATCGCGGGTGAATCGTGACCGCACAGCGCGACCGTGCAGAGCCGCCAATCCTCCGAGGTCGAGAACACAGCGCCGATGTTGGGATGGACAAACACGCCCGTCGAGTGGCTGCCGTCGGGGTCAAGCGCGAAGCACGTCGCGTTATTGCCTGGCCCGCAGGTCATCGAGTCGCCGCCGGGAAATGGTATCGCCGTTAGATCGTTTCCCATGGCAAATTCCGGCGCGGGCGTAAAGCTCGCATGCCCGGCATAGTTTGACGGAAGGTCGCTGCCGTTGTTCCCCGCATTTCCGCTGTAGGGCGGCACCTCAGGCGGTATGTAGGAGTTGTTGATTCCGGTCCAGTAGGTCAGCTGCTGACCAAACCCCACCCCGAGATTGTTGTGCACAGTGGCCGGGTCGGTTGGGCCGTACACCCCATGCTTGTCGCTCTCGAGCGCGCTACAGAGCGGACAAACGCTAATGCCAGGACCGATGAGCGTATTGTTGTACCAAGCGCCACCATAATGCGAGTAGGCACCGAAGGCGCCATCATGAGCTGCCGTCGCCCAAGTTCCCGTTCCACGGAAGATAGCCAGAACGTTATGAAAGATACCCGCATCACCGCACGATAGCCCGGCGCCACCTGAGCCCGTCGAGCCCCACGCGCCACCGGAATCGAGGATGTCATTCGCTAATATGGCGCCATTACCGTTATAGTTTCCGGGTCCACAGTCGGACTGGCCGACAGCTCCTCCATTAATGGATTGCATCTGGAAGCGCTGGACGGTCTGCCCCCAGTCATCTTGGGCATACGCAAAGCCCTTCGTTGTTGGATTTGAAAACCCAACGTTCGCGTATGGCTGATTTGAAAATATCGCCACGCCCTTACTCGGGTCATAACGAAGCGGATCGCTCGCGGGATTCATGTTGTCCTGGAAGCTATCGCCCGGCGCAACGGTAAACTCCGCCCAAAACGGAGGATAAGATAGACGGTTGTTAGCAATGCCCCCGAGCATCATGGACCCCGATCCGGGGATAACTAAAGCCCAGCCGGTGTCGCTCGGCTGATTCAATTTCATTGAGGCAAAGATTTGCACAGCTTCGCCTCCGGCCCCGTTTACGTACTGCGTTTGCGCAGCACCTCCCCACCATAGGTGAGTATAAGTAAACCAATCATGCTGTGGTATGGTGGCTATCGTAGCGGGGTCGGTCCACCAAGTATCGAGCTGGTGCGGCACGACGTTTGCCTTGGACGAGTAGCCCAGGGTGCCCTCATAGACCCACACACAACTACCGTCGCTCGTGCTGCCGCCAAACGCCGTTGCGCTTGGTGCGGTCGAGCCTGTCGTGCAGGTAATAGCGGGGTACGTCGGTTGAGCTGACTGCCGATAAACGTTTCCCGCCGCCGTGACGACGTACTGGATCGGGAAGAACGGCGCGCCCGACGCCCAGCTAACCGGATCATCAACATTCATTCCAGTGAAGGTGTTGTAATCCACCGAGGTCAGGCACACCCAGGTCACGCCGCCATCCGAGACTTGCGTCGCGCCATTCCAAGCCGCAACGCCAGCGGTGTTTTGCGGTGACCCGAAATAACCTCCAGGGGCCACCGTGCCGCCTACATTGGCAGGCGATGGACACGGCGCGGTTCCGAAGTGCCCAGCGTAGCTTGAGTTGTTCCCCGAAGTGCCGCCGCCTTGGGGAGCAACCGCCCACAGGTAGAGCGGCTGGCCATTCGTAAAGACCCCGGTTGTGGGGTCGTAGGCTGGCCCCGCCAACACCCGGTCATCGTTCGGAAAGCTTGTGTAGGGCGTGTTTTGCTGCCACGCCGGCGCGTCGGCGACGTTCTGTACCATCGGGTGCCCCGGCCCTGGCGATGGATTCCCCCCCACTGTATTCCACGGCAGATAGCCGGGTATCTTGGCGTCGAGCGTGGCGCTATCGGTAAAGTCGAAGGTCGTGACGGTCGAGGTGCCGCTATAGTTTTCAACCAGCGCGACCGGGACGGAGCCGGGTAGATAGTACCCAATGCCGGTCTGCCCCGTGTCAGGAGGCCCGTAGATGCCCGTGCTGTAGATGCCCGTGCCGGTGCCGGGGCCGCCGCAGGGATAATGCGCGGTAGCGGGCGCGGCGGCCACTGGTGCGCCCCATGTCGTGGTGTCGGCGTTCCACACCGGGCCGCCGCCGCACCCGCTCGTGTCGGCAATGTCAGGCGTCACCCATATCTGCAGTGGGTTTGTATCCAGGTTAACCGCGACGGCCATTGTGTTGCCCGCGGTGTAGGCGAAGGGCGCTGAATCGTTCGCCCCAAAAGAATAGTTAAATCTGATTACTGGAGTGGTGATGTATGTACTTACATACCCAGCATTGTCCGGCCCAGCCCCCAGCGTGGCGGTCAAGCCGACGGTCTGTGACCAGCCGGGCCTTGCAACGCCGACCCCAGCCCTGAAGGCCACCGCTGCCGCCGAAGGGATGACGGCCCGAAAGTACCACTGGCCGTGGTACTTAACGGTATTAGCCTGGCAGACGGCGGATTCATTGTAATTGGATACCGGCGCCTGGGAGACCGTCAGCCCCGCCCCGCTTATCACGATACTAGGATCGCAATCGCTGGCGTTGAAGGTCGTGGTCTGCGCCAGCGCCGGGCACGCCAACAGCGTCGAGCACAGCAAACCGAGCGCTGCGATCCAGCGCATCAAAAATGATCCATAATATTGACGCCCGCCCAATACGTACCTCCCCACGTTCCCCCAATCCAATTTATTGCCCCGCTCCCGGCGAACCTTGCGTTAAGGTCGGCGTTCGCGTTAGCGATATACCCGCCACCTGTATCAGTCATCAGTCCGGCTGCAATCATTGCATGAGCCCACGCAAACATTACCCGCTTCAATACATTATAGTTAAGAGTTCCCCAAGGCTGCGCGGTTAGATTGTGCCCATTCGTGCCGTTCGTGCCATCATAGCCGTTTGACCGATACAACCAGTTGCCAGTCCAAATGCCGGTGGCGGCACCAGGGGCAACATACGAACCGTCAGGGTTTTTTAGGTTTAGATTAAAACTGCCGCCGCCGGCGTCTTGGAGGTCAGCGACGATAAAATACGGCGATGCCGGCTGACTTGGAGCGGGAGGGGCTGGCAGAACAAGAGCGTCGCCGTTTGCTATTGGCATAGGCGACCCCGTCGGCGAGCTCCAATTAAAAACCTCAAATGCTCGCGACGACGGACCGGGGGTTACCGCAAATGATTGGCAGCTTGAGAAGCCTCCAAAACCAGAAGGATAACCCAGCGCACGAAAGATGCACGTCAGCTCCGTGTCTAAGCCACCCAAGGTTGCGAAGTTGCCGTTGTTTCCCCCAGCCGTCGATCCAAAAAAGTACGGCCACTCGTTTATCCGCCCGCCACGCCGATCAGCAAACGCCTGTGAGCAGGTCGCCCAATTGCGTATGCAAGCAGCTGCCGCAGCCGACCCGGCGGTAGCCGCTACTGGCGCCGCCGTCCACAGCCCCACTGACTCGCAGAATGTATTGGGCCACCAATAATAATTGCCTCCATATTCCGCGAAGAGATCCTTGTCGTTGCACAGCAAAGCTCCCGCGCCGCAGAACATCGCTTCCGACGCGACCGAAAGGGTTGCTGCGTTAGGCACATTACCTGTTACGATCTCGTTGACTGTATAGGTGCCCGCTCCGCCTGATCCCGTCCCGAGCGCTGTGATAAACCAATTGGGCGGGATGTGGCCGGCTACGTCCTTAATGCAGTGGCCCACCGCCAGCGTCCCGGTTAGGCCGGCCCCAGAAACATCCAGGGTATTGCCCGAGATGGTTGCCGTAAATGTGGCTCCCGGATTGGCCGGAATCGGAACATAGGTTGTAGAATATTGAGGGTCAACACAATCAACGATTAGTTGAAAATTATCCTCCATGAGGTCCAACAGGTATTGATCGCAGTGGGTGCCGTCAAACGTCCCCGACGCTGAATAATTCGTATTGTTCAGGCCGCTTTCGTCGTGCGGATAGAGAAGCGCTGCCCACGCCATCCACCGCAGTTTGTTTCCGTCAGCCCGCACTTGGCTCATCTGGACAGGCGTAAGCGCGTTGTAGTAATTCTTTCCGGGTATGTCCGTATAATTTTGCAGGCTCCCATAATGCGATACCGCGTACAGGGCCTCCGCGAGGAGTCTATCGAGCAGCTCCGGCCGCCCGGTGCGGAGATATGCCCACGAGGCGAACTCTGCTGCGTGGGCCATATCATGGTTAGGTTTAATGCCTCTGACCCTAGCCGCGGGCGCCGTGTATCCAGGCCATGACCAGTTATTCTCGCCATTAAACAATGGAATGGTCGTAGTCATCCCCAGGTACGCTCTTGTGCCGCCACTAGGCGTTAGATTGTTCCCTGTGTTGGGCAGCACGCTGGGTGACGCCGATAGAACGAAGTCGCCAAGCCAGCAACCAACCCCCAACGCTGCCATCAAGCCATAAAAGTAGCTTGTACGGTCACCACAGTAGAAGTCGCTGCCGGCCCAGAATGGCGTGCCGCTCAGGTAATGACCGATCCCACCGCTAACGAGCCAATCGTTTGCATCATTGGCCCCCATGCAGTAAGGCCAATACTGATAGAGGCCGGGGCCGGGGTAGCCGCCCGTGCCGCCGTTGGGGTTCCATCCGTTGTAGGGGAACACCTCGCCATTGGCGCCGGTTGGCCCCGACACTATAGGTGGATAGACCGGATCACCGGGGATTGCAAATGGCGGGATCACCTGACACGTACCCCAGGCAACCTGATCGACGGCGCCCGACCTCAGCGGAACATCTGTTGAGAGCGCGCCATTTCCTTGAAAGAAGACCCACTCACCACCTGCCCCGCCGAGCGCGAGTCGCATTCCTGGCTGACTCACCGGGGCTGTGACCATCGTGCCGGAGCCGGTCGGGCTGGCCGGAATCAGGCGGGTTCCTGAATCTGCACCAGCAAAGATGGCGCCGCCTTGTTGTAGCCAAATGGGGCCGCCTTCTGCCACATAACTGTTGCCGTTAGTATCTGTTAAGCCACCAAACGTGTTCGCTTCCAGGTAAACCGCGCACGATTTTGGGCTGCTATTGCCATCGGTGATGGGAGGTTCCGCCGACCATACTACGGAGGCATAGCCTCCAAGCATTGCCTCAGACGAAATCGTTGCCGTCCAAGGACGTGCGGTTGTCTGCACAATGGGAGGATCCGTACTAGGCCCCCACTCGCCCGGTCCATACACCTTCGTTGGAACAGGTAGGTTGCCTGTTGTGTCAGTAACAAGTTGACCCTTGGTTGGTGCGGTTCCCGAACTTACGGTCACCAAACCGCCTGTAAAAGTGATAGGGCCAGAGTAAGAGCCCCATCCGCCGCCCTCTAGGAATAGAGGGGAGCCAGGAGCCCTACAGATTGCACCATCAAGCGGGCCGCCCTGTACTATCATGCCGCCATAGAGGCCGACAGGCGAAGTCGATATATACACCGCTGTATAAGCGCCATTATCGTACGTGCTTGTTACTGTGCCAGTCCACGTTATCGGAGCCACATCCGCAACGAAAGCCGAGCCAGTTAGCGCGGCGGTGACCGGATAACCTCCGAGTGAGAATGGCCAATTGGGCGGATTATGCGCGGTGCCGCCGACTGTGTAGTTGAAGCCGTTCGCCGGCGTCGTGTTAGGTGGAACGAACAGGCGATAGTCCTTTGCCGCATTACCGACCGGCGACAGATGCGCCCCGCCAAACCCCGATACCGGGCCGTCAATATAGGGTTGCCGCACATCAGCCCAGAAACGATAGCCGGCAAGAGCGGGCGTGCCTGTACCGCCAGGCGCATAGGTCATTAGGTGCACATAGATTTGCGTCGTCAACAACCCATGCGGCGCCAAGGTCGCGACCGGAGGGACGGCGCTTTCGATCATATCAACGCTGAACGAGTAGACATCGCCCGCGTCGCCAACAAGGTGCGTCCGCACCTGCCTGATGTTGGCCGCATTGGCAACATTAAGCCAAGACGCGAAAGTGCGCCCGGCCTCGTATGCATCGTATGTCGAAACCGGCGCTACCACGCCGAAATTGTTCGGATATAATTCAGTTGTATAGTTGCGCGTGGCCGTTGGGTAAGACCCCGCGACAGACGTGATCGCAACCGCTTGGGTGCCACCATTTGCCGCGATCCCGCCAAAGGTCGGGCGCAGCATAAAGGCCGCGAACATCAGCGAGCCGTCTGGCCAGTAACGACAGGCATTAGCCGGGCTCATCGAGAATGGCTGCGCTACACCGCCGACGGCGAATGCAGGTCGATATCCGTGCGGTACGGCGCCTTTTGGAAACGGCCAGCCAAACGTCCGCGTCGGTACGCCCGCCACTGTCACATTTGTAGGATCATCATTGACCAGAGTCATAGTCGCGCTGTAACCCAAGGGGGGCGGCGGGCCGACCGCAGCGCCGCCAAAGAACCCGAACCCCTGGCGTGCCTCAGCCGCCTCAGGCAGCCCCACCGCGAGCGCTGCCGCCGCGGTCGTCTGCAGTAATTGTCGGCGCGTCAAATTGTTCATGGCGTTAGCGCAAACCGCAGCGATCGAGTGCCGGCATAGGTGTTGCTCATCGTCGTCCACGTTGAGCCGCCGTCGATTGAAAGCACCGCCTTAGCGTTGGCGTCGATCGATTGCAAGGTGTTGTGATCGTCGTACACCCAACCAAATCCGCCGGCATCGTTGTTGCCGCTCAGATACCAGACGTATTGCGTGCCGGAAACCGCGGTCCACGCGCAGGCGAACGCCAGGTCAGTCGCTACATAGGGCAGCGACGCCGAACTTATGTTGGCGCTACACAAGGGGCTGCCGGGCGCAGTCCCGGTCCACGGCGCGATCGTGACCGTCAGGTCCGCGGCCCCGCCGCTGCGGGTCGCGTCGCAATTGTTGTCTGACGTGACGCCAGAACACGCCTGAAAGGCCGGCAGCACGATATGGCCACGCGCCCCGCTGCTCTGCGCGGTAAAGACTTCGCCGACCTGTACGCCGGCGCTTCCGATATTGCCCCAATCGTTGTAGCCGGGCGCATCGCCCGCAATCACGTAATCCTGCTCGATCGCGCCTGTGGGCGGCGAAGGCGGCGCGGTATCTGGCAAACCCGCAATCGCAACCGACGACGGACACGGGTCGAGCGAGTTGAGCGCGGCCCCGGTAAAGCTCAGTTCAGCAAGCGAGAAGTTTGATAGCCCCTGATTGAAATAGCCGGGGTTGGTGCCGAGCGCGCTAAGCTTGGCTCGGTAGCGCAACGGCGTAAATAAGTAATGGTTATTACCGTTGAGCCAGACCGTGTGGACCTGGAAGGGCTGGCCGCCGCACGAATAGGCGCTGATCTGTCCCTGGCTAGTCCAGGTGGCACTCTCTAAATTGTCCGATGCAGGTGCGGTGGCGTAATACATCGGGGTGCCATTGCAGTACGCGCACAGCGCCCCCCACGTCACATAGACTGTCCCAGATCGCTCCAAGATGCCGACCGCCTCGACGCTATCGACGATGATGGGGCCAGGAGAACCGACCGTGTCGGTATAGCCAGGATTTAATTTCCAAACGCGGACGTTGAAATTACCCGGCCCCGGAACCCCGGCATCGCTGGCGACGACAAACGCCACGCCGTCGGCACGCTGCAGGAAGCCGAAAGTGTCGATCGGTTTAACCAGGATGCCACTAAAGGTCGCCGGCCCGACGATCGTGCAGCCGGCCCCGCTGGTCCCATTGCCGTAAAAATAGGGTGTCGGACAGGTAACGACCTCGATGCCAACCACCGCCGTCGATTCAAACGTCGGGAACCAGCCGACATAGAGGCCCGTCGAGGTGTTGTAGAGCACCTGCAGCGCCTGACAATCAGGATAGATGTTGCCGCCGGAGGGCGTGCAGACGGGGAATTGCGTCGGGGTTATAACCGTCCCGAGATTGACCGGGTTGCCGCTCTTGAAGTTGTCGGTCTCGTAGGCAAGGAAGCCGCCCCAGGTCTTGCCCGCCGTTCCGATGTTGTAGCCGGTTCCCCAATCCTCGGTGTAGAAGATAAATTTGTGCGCCGGACAGTTGGGCTTGGTGCTGCCGTCCGAATTGTCGCACTGTAGGATCGAGCCGTCGGACCCCGCGATCTTGCGCCAGCCGCTGTCCCAATAGGCAACCTGCGCGACATCCGGCGGCGTCGAGCTGCCGTCCAACCCGCTGAAATTGTTAACCGTGACCACCGGACTAGCCGCGCCACCAAAACCAAAGAACGATCGCGCGCCAAAGCCGCTGGCCCCCGTTACCAGCACGATCGCCAGTACCGCGAAGTGCAGCCGCCTGATAAGACTCCTGATAAGCATCCTAAATCAACAGGAGCCATGAACCGTCGTTAGATACGCGCAAACATCGGTTTGCATATTGGCAACATCGGTCGCGGACAATCCGGCCCCTATAGTGGCAAAGGCAAATATGACGTTAACAAGCGGCACGCCATGAACCCCAGCTGCATTGACAGCCATAATATCCGGGGTCAGCGTCGGAACGCCGGTTGCGGCGTGCGATGCAGTCGCCGCCAGCGTCCCATTATGGTAAATCTCTTGCGTTGTGTGATCTAGCCTGTTGCATACAAAGAACCCGGCCGTCGAGTTAATGGTGGTAGCGGTCGTCTGATCAACGTCCGCGTCGTTGACCGAGCAATACGTGTTGTTGTCGGTGTACCGCGGCAGCAAACGCAGCGCAGCCGTACCTGAGCCAGCCTGTTCAGCGCTGCCCATATATCCAGCGATCCCAGCGACGTTTGTCAACGACCAAACCGAAAAGTGCGCCGAATCAAGCTGATAGTTGGTGAGGCTCGATAGCGCCGTCGCCACGTCTAAATAGGAACCCCCGCTGGTATCTGCGGTCGAAAACCCTTGGTCCGCTGTGAAGGATAGAGTGGCGGGATATCCGTGCTGGACTGCCGGATTGGCAGTCCCACATAGATTGAATCTAGCATCCGCCTCGGTATCAGAGGCCAGGATGTAGATGGCGTCAAACTTGCTGCCACAGCCACTTGCGCCGGACAAGTCGCCCGTAATCAAACCATGGGATATCATCGCGCAGACCAACGTCGTGATTGCCGTAGCGTTTGGTGCTCCGGTGTTGCGCGACAGATAGTTGTTTGCTGCGGTCACACAGGCCGGAGTGCCGGCGCTAAACCCATAGGAAGGCCCGCCGACATTGCCAACTTGCGCCGCCGCCGGGCTCGCCAACAGCAGCAGGAGTGCAAGGGCGCGCCAGATCATGAGCCGAACCCGAGCAGGTATGCCTTAGCCGCGCCATCGTTGATCAGCTTTAGCGAAATTCCCGAGCCTGCTAGGTTTCGTGTCCCGGTATAGCCATCGGCGCTGACCAGAGTCGCGGCGCTTACGGCGGTTCCCGTAACCGTCACCTTGTTTGCCGTATCGGTAATGATGTCGATTTGGCAGCTCGTCCCTGCTGTCGGAACAATCGCCGCTGGGATCGTCACCGTATAGGCAGCATTATTATAGAGGACGGTCTTACCGCAATCAGTCGAAAGCAGGGTGTCGGTCGATCCCGCCGTTACTGTGCGCTCGCTGCCAAGAACGGCGGCGAAAGTGTTGACTCCCTGATGGTTCCACGTGCCGCTAGAGATGTCGTTGCCGCTGTAGGTGTTGTTCCCGTTCAGCAGTCCAATCGTCGCGCCGGATGTGCCGATCGCATGGCCGCCGAGCGGCACAAAAGCCGAATAGGTTGCGTTGTCGAGATCGGCGATGGCGACGCAAGTGTACGGCGGGATCACTAGCGAGCCCGCGTTATTGATGTTCGACGAACTGGTCAGCGTGTCGGACCCGGCTGCAGTGCAGAGGTTAAAGCCAAACCCAACGCCGAAGCCTGATGTCGCGACCACCGGCAAGGTGTCGGTCATCGCGCCGCTGTTCGTGCGGTTGACTGTCAGTGCGGCGTCGCTTGCCTGGATCGTATAACTCGCCCCCGCTTGCGGATTAACCGCATCCGTCAATTTCAATCCGCCCGAATATAGTAACCCGTTGCCAAGCGGCGCGACCGGCTGATATGTCCCCGGCGCAACTGCGACCCCCTGAGCAAAGGCGAGATGGACGCACAGGAAGATTAACGCCCACAGGGCGCCACTGATCGGGAGCCCAAACTTTAAGCCGCGCGCCAAGCCGTGATCCATCAGTTTGATCCATACATTGAACAAACGCCGCCGAAGGTGTTCGTTGTTGAGCGCAGCCGCGCGCCGGTCAGTGCAGCGTTACTTCCAGTCCAAGAACTGCCGGCATCATAGCTATAGATAAAGCCGTCTGTGTTGTAGGTATAGTCCAACGCCCACTTTGTTTTCTTGGGGGCCGCAGTCCCCGCTGGATAATCTATCGTGATGTCAAGAGACCCATACCCGGTTGTGCCAGCAAGAGCGTATGAGCCACCCAAAAGATCAGTCGCGGTCGAAGTCCCGACGGCGCCGCTGTTTGATGCGGACCCCCCAGCCCATAACCCAGCTACCGAATAAGAGCTGGCCTGCCACGTGCTGCCGCCGGTCTCGACCTCAACCACAAATCCCGTGCCGGCGGCTGAGGGCAAAATGCCGACGCATTTAAGCTGCAATGAATTGTAGCTGCCGGCCGGGAAGTCCGCGCCGGCAAAGGTTAGCACCGAGTCAACGCCCGAGACGGCGGTCTTGGTCACGATGGCCCCGCCGACATTCGGCTGGCAGCCAACGACGCCGCCGTTGTTGTACAGGTTTTGCCCCGAGGGGCAGGTGCCGGTCACGGTTGTTGTGCCCGCAGCAACATCAGTCGCCGCACCGCCGATCGCGGTAATGACACCGGCCGATGCCGTGATCGTTGAGCCGTCCACCTTGACGCAGCCTGGAACCGATGATGAGGCTTGGGCACAGGCGGGCGCTGAGTCGGCGCGCGCATAAAAAAGCGAGGTGCCGTTGGTCGCAGTCGATGCGCCGACTGTTCCTGTCGGGTTAGCTGGCGTCGGCCCATTAACCGCAGCGCCTCCAGGGAAAGTTCCGGCACGGTCCTCGGGCTGCCACAACCGCACGCCCGAGACACCATCGCCGTTATATTGCACGTTGCCTTGCTGTGGATCGTATAGGCCGATTGTCTGATTGGTCGCGCTATCGCTATTCAGCTTGTAGGTCATATAATAGCGCGTCCAACCAAGGTTGCTCTGCTGCACCCCCGCGGCAAGAAGTGTCGCGCTCAGAACATTAATACGGAAAAGCGAGCCATCGGAGGCTATCGCCACTTCAACGTATTGCCCAGCAAGCGGCCCGTTCACGGCGAGGTCCACATAGCGGGTCGAGCCCGCCCCAAGCGGTGCGCCGTAGACGCTTATCGTGCGCACGCCGTTGGCGAACGTGTTGCTCTGCGTGATCCTATGCAGAGCATTTACCGTCGAGTCCTCGACCAGCGTCGTCGCCGCCGAGGCAGCGCCGCTTGCGTTGGTGCCGGTCCCCGTCGTGAATGTCGCTTGCGCCGCCGTCCAGCCGCTCGTCATCCCCGAGCCGCCAGTCAACCCATTAGGGTTGGGTTGGGTGAATGTAACGCTGTTGCCGAACTGGATGTTGCCGCCGGCCAGGACCGTGGCGTCCACCGTGTCGAAAGTCTCGGCCACACTCGATAGAGTCGGCGGGTTCAGGTATTGCGCCCCCCAATTTATCGTCGAGCCGCCCGTCGTCGGGTCTTGAACAAAGGTCATGCGGAACTTTTGGCCGATCCCGATGCCGAGTTGCTGCGGTCCCGGCAATGTGCAGCCCGCGCTCACACACGATGACGCCAGCAGAGGGGCGATAATGTTCGTGTATCCCGACAGATCGGGCTCGCTAAAGGTTGTGCTCGTCAGGGTCAAGCCGAAGGGACTGGTTGTCTGACCGCCGGTCAGCGGCGTCGATTGTGGCGCCAGGATATCGCGGGTGTAGTCGTCAACGTACCACGTGGCGGCAGCGGGCGGAGCGGCTTGAATCGTACATCCAACACAGCTGCCGCCAGCAGCTACCTTAAAGACACCGAGATCGCCGCCCTCAGCGTCCACTCCCGCTATGGTTACGTTGGTGTTGGTTCCAGAAAACTCGACGTTGGCGGATGGGACGCCGGTATGGGTCGCGGAGTCCCAGGTGTGCCACCGGCCGCCCGAGATCGAAACGTTCCTCACGCCAGTAAGAGAGATGCAGGCTGTCGTCTTATCACATAGATTCCCCGTCATGCTTAAATCTTCGACGCCATTCAGGACGATGCCGGGGTAGAAATCCTCCATTCTATTGCCGTCGATATGCGCCGTTACAAAGCTAGAATGCACATATATCGAACCAGAAGTGCAGAGCCCCATGACGTTATCTCGGATGATAAAATCCGAAACGAAGCCGCTGTTGGCGTAGTCGCCGCGATAGCAGTAGCCGCCCGGCTGATAGATGGCAGTGTCGTGCAGCCACATAAACTGCGAGTAAATGCCCGTCGGCCCAGGAAAGGCGCTGTCCGAAAAATTATCGACGCCATGATGCGAGCAATTCGTCAGCATCATGTGACTGACTTCGGGGGCGACAACATTAAATGCCGTGATGCAGCTCTCGGTCCCGCCGCCAACGCGATTTCCGTAGATTGCGAAATCCTTGAGGACGCTGTGATCCTGCATAGCGAAGAAGCCGGCGGGCTGCCCGTTCGGTTGCGTCGGGAAGGTGCAGGCGGTGGTGCAGTGAACGGCAACTGTCGCGAAGCTTATGTCGGCGACGCCGCTGCCCGGATTGACGAAGTTTCCCGGCCCGGCGATGACGTGTTCGGACGGAACCGTTATCTGAGACCGCACGTCAAAGGCGTTATTTGATAACGTCGGCTGCAGCCAGACATTGCGGTTGTTGGTCGTCGCGGCCTGGATCGCCGCCGTGTCGTCGCCGCCCGAGGGCGTCAGAACAAAGTAGCTAGACGTAACATTGATCGGAGGCCCGTAGGTCTTGGGCCACGGGGCCGCGATCTGCGCTACCGCGGCGCCGCACCAGGTTACCGCCAGTGCCAGCAGTAAGAGAAATCGGTTCACTACTTCGTGTCACAATGCGTGGTTGAGAGGCAGTACATCGCCACGCGCCCGCCCACTCCGACCGAGACAGCCGCGTTCGCCGATAAGCTATCGAAGGTGCCGCCCGACACCGGGTAAACCAGCAAGGTGTTGGCGCCGTTGTTGGCGACCATCTGCCGTTCTCCTAACACCGGCGTTTTCTGCAACACCCCCTGACCTGAGCCGACCGTCGATACTTCGGTCCAAACCGCCGTCAGTACCGTTGCGGTGCCCTGATTGGTGCCGGCAGCCGATATTCCGGTTGCGACCGTTGCGTTGCCGCCGCCCGTCGCCGCCTGGAAAGTTGGGGCCACCCCCGCGCCGTTGCTGGTCAGCACCTGCCCGGTCGTGCCGACACCCGTGTTGCCCAGCACTGATCCGGTATTGTTATAAAGCACCCCGTAATTTGTGCCGGACGCAATCGCGGTAGTGCCAACCGTCAACCCACCGTCAACCAGCCCCCCTAAGCTGTCCCACACTGCAAGATGCGCATTTGTCTTGGATGCAGTCGAGGCCGAGACGACTTGCGCTGCCGAGCCGCCCGACCCAGACAGCGGTAGGCTGGAGCCGATCGTCGTTGCCCCGCTGGCAACCGCCACTTGACCGTTGGTCGTTCCGGTAATGCCGCTCCCGCCACCGCCGCCGGCCTGGAAGCTCGGGGCCACCCCCGCACCGTTGCTGGTCAGCACCTGCCCGGCAGTGCCGACCCCGGTGTTGCCTAGCACCGAGCCGGTGTTGTTAAACAGAAGCCCGTAATTTGTGCCCGATGCGATGGAAGTCGTGCCGACCGTCAGGCCGCCGCCGCCCGCTGGCGTGCCGGTGACGACGATATTGCTCCCGTCGAGGCCGATATATCGCGTCGGCGTGCCCCCGCCGGTCGCCGTCAACAGGTTGTTCCGCGCGGTTGCCGCGTTAGCAACGTCGGAGAGATTGCTTGCCCGAGCAAGGAAGGTCGATGTGCTGTAGCCGCAATCAATCGCCGTGTTAAGTGTCCCGCCGGTGTTGTTCGAGCACAGAATGTTATTCGTCGTCGTCGCGCCCGAGCCCGTCATGTTACCTGAGCCGGCCGGCGAGCCGGTGACGGCATTGTTACCAGAGTCAAACCCCAGATAGCGCGTTGGCGAGCCGGCGGAGACCGTCCAAGCGCCGCTGCCTAGCGTGCCGCCGTTGATCGTCGGGCTGGTCAGGGTCTTACTCGCCAAAGTCTGCGCGGTCGTCAGGTCCGCCAGGGTATTGGCGGCGATGTATTCCGTGGCGCTATTCGGAAAGACCGTCGAGGCCGAGATCGCGGGGATGCGCAACCCACTCCCATAAGGGGCCGTGGCCGTAGGACAGCCGTAGACATACGCCTCTAGCGTTACGCCACCGGACGGGCAGGCCGCGAAGGCAAGCGAGCCCCAAAGTGCGGCGATGCCAAAGCTGATAACGAATAACGATTGACGCATCTGTTCCCCCATCAACCGTTCACGACTTGCCCAAATGGGCTCATGAAGGGCAAGCTGCTGATCCTCATAGAAATTCCCAAACGGTAAAGGGCGAGCCGTCCGTCGTGGAAATGGCCCACCACGCCTGGGTGTTTAGGAAATTGACCGCGACCCACGTGCCGGCCAGTATTGGCAAGCAGCCCGCCCCAAAGATCGCCGGGATGAGCGGATCGCCATTAACGTCAAGCGCCGGACAGATGTAGATCGGCGATCCAGCGCCACCACCACCAGTGCCACCGCCGGTCAGGGGGCCGCCGCCACCCGTTATCGGGCCACCGCCGCCGGTCAGCACCGCTGATCCGCCACCGCCAGCCGTGGGGTCGCCGGGATTAATAAATATCAGGTGATGGCGCGGCCGAGCCGGGACGATCAGGGCTGGCGTTGAATCAACGGTTAGCGCGTAGGCGTACGGATCGCCAGAGAAACGCTGGTAGCTTTCAACATACTGCGCCAACGCATCTGGCTCCTCGCCCGCGGCACTCTTAGGCGCGCTAACATTGCACGCGAGCCGTGGCAAGGAACTCGAGGTCTAGTGTGTGGTTGCCGGAGAACCCAAGGCGCGATCGATATTGGCTAAGGCGGCTTTACCCGCCTGCCCCAGCTCGATCATCCGGTAGTACATCGTGTCAATCAACTGACGCTTATCAGAGGCCGTCATTTGCGGGTTCTGGTTGACCTCGCGAATTACTTTGTTGTGTTCTTGGATCGTCTTGGCAATGCCGTCGAGATTGACAAACATGCGCTGACCGCCGAGCGCTTGAATGCGCATCGCCGCGTTGGCGTCGCCCTCCTTGGCCTTTGCCAGCCATGTGTCGTAGTAGACGCGATTGGACCGATAGGCATCTTCGAAGTCTTGGATCGACTGCGCGGTGGCGCTTGGATAGCGCACGACAAAGGCGCGGATCACGGGGATGTCAGCAAGGGTCGCTGTCGGCTGTACGGGGTCAGGCAGCACGCCGGCCTTGCGTAGCGCCTCATCGGCGATGTGCAGCGCGTAGGTGCCGAGCGTGCCGCTCCAGCCGCGCACGTAATTCTCGATCAGGACCGGACTTGACAGTGCGCGGGCAATCCCGCCCGCAACCGGGCTGTCGGCCGAGATGCTGGTATCGCGCAAGCCGGGAAACGCCCCGACGATACGCCCCAGCGCCTTGGCGGCTTCGGTTGTGTACGGAAGATATTGATATTCCGGCAGCCACTTTTCCATCTGGTCGGGGATCAGCGTGCGGTTCGTAAAGGTGTCGCGGTTTGTCCATTGGTTGAGGATTGGCGACAACGCTGTGGGCACAAAGCTGGGGATCGCCACATCAGCAATCGATTTGCCCCAATGGCGGAACGCCTCTGGATTGTGAGCAGCGAAGGCTTCAAGGGTGCGCTCAAGGCCGGTGCCGAAGATCACGCCCATGCCCCACGGCTTGGGGATGCGGAAGATTGCGCCGTTGTTGACCTGTAGGCGATTGCCGAGCACGCGATAGGCGGACCCCGGCTGCGGCGGCCCATATTGTGCCGCTGGCCCAACATCTTCCCATTTATTGGTCATGACGATCCAGGTTAGGTCGCGCTGCCATTGGGGGATTTCGTGATAGCGCGGATCGTCATGTTGCGCCCACCACAGC